GCGGCGGGGACGTGCCCGTCGGTGAGCTGCTGCATGGACCAGGACCCGGCCCGGACCCAGAGGCCGAGGGCGCGGTTGCCGGCGGAGAGGGCCTTGTGGGAGAGGCAGAGCTGGTCATCGACACGGAACCACGGCATTACGCGGCCGCCTCCCCCGTCTCGACGCCGAACGCGGCGAGCATGTCTTTCAGTGCGGCGGTGGCCTGCTGCGGCACGACACCGTTTCCGGCCGCCTTCAATTGCTCGTTGCGGCTGATGTCCGTGTCGCAGATCCAGCCATCGGGGGCGCCCATCATCCATTCACAAAAATGCGGCGAGAGCCGGTGGCCGCCCTTGCTATTGAGCTCGGTCGGTGCGGGGGCGGGTCGGCCCAGTACGCGCTCCCAGCGGTGGATGGCTGGCGCGTACGGTCCCCAGTCCGTGGCCATCTCGACAGCCTGGCCGGGCAGCAGCTTCTCATTGGAACGCTCGCCGCCCCGTGCCTTCCGCGAGCCCATGCCATCGGCCACAGCCGGCGTCTGGAGCAGCGGCAGCTCGCTTGCCACGGTTCGCAGGTCCGGGCCGCCTGTCCCGTGCCGTCCGGGCCCGTTCGTGTCCGAGGTGCGGGGCGTCGGGAGCAACCGTTGTGCGGCGATGGCGAGTGGTTCGCCCATGCCGTTGCCGTTGATGCCCTTGGCTTTGATGCGTTCGCGGCGTGCGTCCCATTGCTCGACTGATTCGCCGTCGTTGAACGCGCCCGCAGCCGGGGTCGGCAGTAGGTCGAGCACCTGGGCCTCAATGAGGCCGCGTGCCGAGTTGCGGTGGTGTGTCGGCCCGTCAACAGGCCCGGCGCCCTTCCACATCCGGGCCGAGGGGGTGCCTAGTAGGTCATCGGCGTTTGGCGAGGACGAAGACGCGGAACCTGCCGTGCGGTGCTCCCACGTCGGCAGCGCGTAGGCCACGCCATTGCGCGTCGTACCCGAGGTCGTGAAGGTCTCCGAGTACACGTCCGAGTGCCCGCAGAACAGGCACGTCGTCGCCTCCGCTCCCGTGGCCTCCCACACATCCCGGCTGCTGTTCCAGATCGCTAGCGGCTGCGGCACTGTAGGCCCCCCTGACGTTCTCCCACACCACGTAGGTGGGGTTGATGGTTGCTATGGCTTCTCGCATGGACACCCACAGGTTGGAGCGGGTGCCCTCGGTCATGCCCCGCCGGCGACCCGCATGGGACAGGTCCTGGCAGGGTGTGCCGCCGCTGATGAGGTCCACCGGCTCGACCGCGGCCCAGTCGATGGCGGTCATGTCGCCGTGGTTCGGGATCCCGGGCCAGTGGCGGGCCATGATCTTGGACGGGGCCGGGTCGAACTCGGAGTACCAGGCCAGCTCCGCGCCGGGGAAGGCCTCCTCGACGCCGAGGCCGAGGCCCCCGTACCCGGCGCACAGCTCCGCGTACCTCACGCCGCCTCACGCCGTTCGCGCTCGAGGACGTAGGCGAGGGGGTGCCCGGCGCGGCGCAGCGCGGTCACTGCCGCGGTGACGGTGGGCCAGCCAGCCCGCACCGCGGCCTCGCACAGGTTGACCCCGTTCTGGGCGAGCCAGTCGAAGTCCTCCAGCCGGGCCGCGAGCAGGGCGCGGCGGGTGTCCAGTGCGCGGCCGCGCTCCTCGGCGGTGAGCTCGTGCCGGCTCATGCGACGATCCCGTACTGGTAGCGGTGGCGGGCCTCCTGGGTGCGGGTGGCGCGGGCGATCGCGTCGCGCTCGGTCTCGAGCTGCTCGAGGAGTCGGCCGATGGCGCGGCGCTGGGAGGGGGTCTTGCCGCGGGCGAGCTGGGTGAGGGTGTCGGGCTCGTCGGCGACCTGGTACCCGTCGGCGGGGACGCCGCGCTTGCGCCGCTCGGTCAGCCATGCCGTGTACCCGGCGACGGTGTGGGCGTGCGCCTCGGGGCTGACGGTGGGGTACATGTTCCCGGCCGCTGCCATCTTGGCCAGCTGCCGCTCCTCGTCGTAGCAGGACCGGCACAGGCCGCGGGCGACGTGCTCGACGGAGTCCACCCGGCGGGGCCCGCCGCGGTAGTGGAGGGCCTTGCCGCAGTCGTGGCAGGCGTCGGGGCGGGTGTCGTTGCGGCGGGTGCGGCCGCGGCAGGTGGAGCACAGGCCGTTGCCGCCGTAGCAGACGGTGCCGGGGTGCTTGGCGGCCGCGACGCGGGGGTCGCGCAGGGGCCGGGCGCAGCCGGTGCAGGTGGCGGGCATGGCGGTCACGCTGCCGCCTCCTTCTCGGTGATGGTGGCGATGACGTCGGCGAGGAGTTCGGCGCGGAGCCCGGCCCAGTGGGTCCAGAGGGTGCCGTCGCGGTGGACGGTGACGACGGGGGCCTGCTGGTGGCCGAGGCGGCCGGTGATGTAGCGGTGGTTCTCGGCGGCGACGGCGTCCTTCTCGGTGAAGGGCACCCCGGCGGCGTCGAGCTTGCGCTTGGTCAGGCGGCAGGGCTGGCAGTGGGGCTGGGAGTAGACGGTGACTTCGTAGGTGTGCACGGGGGTTCCTCCTGGGGCTTGGTGGGGGTGTTGACGGGGACGTGGGGCCAGACGATCTCGCGGTCAGCCACGGTCAGAAGGGGGCCCGCATCGAGTCGTTGCCGGCGCCCCACGGGTCCTCGGCGGCCTGCTCCCGGTTGTGGGGCTGGCCGTGGTACAGGGCGTCCTTGCCGATGTGCGCGACCCGGACCTCGGTCACGGTGCGCTTCTGGCCGTCCTTCTCGTACTCGCGGGCCTCGAGGGTGCCGGTGAGGATGACCCGGTCGCCCTTGTGGAGCTGGTCGGCGATGTTCTCGGCCATGGTCAGCTTCCCGGCGTTCCACGCCTGGCAGCGCCAGAACTGGGCGGTGCCGTCGCGCCACTCGTTGGCGGTCTTGTCGAAGCGGCGGGGGTTGAACGCGACGGTGAAGTTGGCCACGGCCGCGCCGGACGGGGTGAACCTAAGCTCGGGGTCCGCGGTGAGGGTGCCGGCGATGGTGATGCTCTGCTCGTTGCTCATGGCTGGGTGGTTTCCTTCCGGTAGGGCTCGGTCCTGCTGGTCCAGTGCCACGTTCCGTAGCGGCACTGGTAGTAGCGGACCTCGTTGTGGTTGCCGTTGTGGTCGGCGTAGATGCGGCGCCACTTCTTGGCGTCGGCACGGTCGGTGGCTAGGACCTTCCCGCAGTCGCACAGCGGATGGGTCCAGGCCGGGATGTCAAGCGGCTGCGTCTGCGATCGCATTGAGGACCTCGTCGGGCTCGCCGTCAGCCTTGGCGGCCTTCCAGAGGACGCGGAGGAAGTCCTTGTCACCGTTCGCCTCAGGGATCTCGGCGAGGTAGTCCCGCCGGGGCTTCTCGGCGGCGGGCTCGGGCTGGGGCTCGGGGGCCTTGCGCTGGCGGGTGACCGTCTTGGGCGGCTCCGGCGCCTGCTCCGCCTCGGCGGCGTCCTCGGCCTCGGTGGGCTGCGGGGCCACGGCCGGCGCGCCGTCGTCCACGCCCTTCTCGGCCGGGGCGGCCTCGGGCATGACGAGGGTCTTGATGACCAGCGGCAGGAGGGAGCCGTTGTTGTACAGGGACAGGCCGAACTGGTCGCCCAGGTTGGTCGCGCACCGCTTGAGGGCCTGCGACTCGGCGGTCTTCATCGCGAAGTCGTGCGCGTCGCCGCGCTTGAAGTCGGGCATGACCTGCCCGGACGCGGCGTACTCGGTGAAGGAGGCGAGGGTGGCGCCGTCCGGGTCGCACACGGTCAGGCGCAGGCCTGCCCGGTAGCCGACCGCGTAGGCGGGCTTGCCGGCCTTCGTGGTGGTCTTCTCCTCGTACATGAGGGTCATCTCGATCACGTCGGCGGACCAGTGCCCGAATCCGAAGATGCGGTTCAGGTGGGCGCGGATGTCGTAGGCCTCCATGTGGGAGAGGCCGTCGAGCTTGTGCACGCGGGACCCGTGCACGGGGCGCAGGAGCTGGGAGACCTGCTCATGGTTGAGGCTCATCGTGGGTTTCCTTCCGTGGGGGCCGGGGCTCAGGCGGCCAGGGTTGTCGGGTAGGGGATGGGGTCCTTGACCTTGTGCTTGGCGAGGGTCCGCTCGTAGATGTGGTGGGCGGAGAGGAAGTAGTCGAAGTCGCCGCCGAGCTCGTCGCGGGTCTCGGCGAAGGGGACGACGTGGGTGCCCTCGGGGGTGCAGTGCAGGACGAAGCTGGCGGTCACGTAGGGCAGCTCGAGGAGGGTGTGGGGGTCGGTGTCGGTGACGTACCCGTCGGCGCCGTACCCGTAGGCGGCCAGCTGCGCCGCGGTCTCCCGGTACACCCCGGAGGAGGTCTTGACGTCGGCGATGAACGGCTCCCCGTGGTTCAGGTGCGGGGAGGTGGCGATGAGGTCGAAGCGGCCGGCGACGCCGAGGCCGGCGAGGAGGACGGTGCGCTCGGTCATGAGGGGGGCGACCTCGAAGGTGTCGAGGAAGCGGAGGTACCCGTCGATGTAGGGGGCGAGCTCCTCGGGGACCTCCACCTGCTCGCCGTGGACGAGCTGCTCGGCGAGGTTGTGGACGGCGGTGCCGCGGACGGCGGCCTTGTCGCGCTTCTCGTGGTGCTTCTTGCCGAGGACCTTCTGGGCGGCGGTGCGGCCCTTGTCGTCCACGGCCTCTGCGGCCAGGTCGAGGCGGTGCTCGTGGGCGAGGCGGTCGAACTCGTCGGCGTTGGCGGGGTCCAGTGCCCAGCCGGCGACCTCCACCCCGGCCCAGTCGATGAGCATGGGCTTCGGCACGCCCGCGCCGAGGACGGTGGTGACCGAGGTGAGGCGCTTTCCGTTGAGGCGGTAGATGTGCTTCTCCGCGTTGAAGGTGAGTTCCATGGTGTTCCTTCCGTTGGTGCCGGTGCTCAGGCGGCGGGGGTGGTGCTCATGTCAGGGGCACCGTCCTGTACAGGGCCGGATCGTTGCCTCGGGCGAGGCAGTAGTCGCAGGAGAGGGTGCCGCGGATCTTCGCGGCCCCGTTCACGAGGGCCAGGAACCTCGCGCCGTGGCGGGCGCACATCTCGGTCGTGGCCCCGCAGCATCCGTGGATGGCGAGCCAGACGGCCGCGTCGCCGCAGATGCCGCCCTTCCGGAGCTCGACCTCGCAGGAGTGGTCGGGGGTGAAGTCGAGGTGCTCGATGACCTCGATGCCGGTCGCGGTGCTCATGGCCGGGTGTCCACCCGTGCGGCGAGGGTGACGAAGTCCTTCTGCGGGATCGCGTTGCCGCAGAGGGGGCAGAGGGCGGTGCGGCCGGTGTTGCCGAGGATGGACCAGGCGACCTCGCGGCAGATGGGGTAGACGAGCCGGTCCTCGTCCTCGGCGAGGAAGCACTGGTGGCGGGTCTCGGCGTAGTGGGAGGAGGTGCGGTGGCACAGGTGGGCGGACTCGCACAGGGGGACGTAGGGGGCGCCGGTCATGGCGGCGAAGTCCTCGCGGGTGAGGGCGCTCATGGCAGGAGCCTGTTCGCGATGGTGCAGGCCAGGAACGCGGCGGCCACGGCGCTGAGGCTCATGGCGGTGACGACGGTGGTGGCGAAGGCGAACCGGACGGCGGCGCGGACGGCGCGGGCGGTGGTGGTCATGACGCCACCGTCAGCTCGTCGGCGTGGAAGCCGACCGTCAGGTCGTCGAGGAGGACGAGGATGAAGCCGCGGGTGGTGCCGACGACGCGGCCGGTGTGGCCGCGGTACTCGGGGGCGATCGCCCGGGAGGATCCGATGGTGACGAGGGTGCCGGGCATCACGCGGCCGCCTTCGCCATCGCGAGCTGCAGCTTCGTGAGGACCTCCTGGCCGGTGCCGGTGGTGGCGCCGTAGCGGGGGGCCCGGTACCGGTCGCCCTTGGGGGCGGGGAACATGGGCTCGTCGAGCTGGTCGGGCTGGTAGGCGCACCACTGGATGGACCCGTCGGGCTTGCGGCGGTGGTACATGCGCCACTTGCCGAAGCGCTCGGCGATGGGGGTCTCGGCGTCGGAGCCGGTCTGGGTCTGCGGGTCGGTGAACATGGCGTCCTCCTAGGCGGCGTGGTCGGGGTTGTAGCGGGCGTAGAGGTTCTCCTGCGCCTTGCCTGGTCGGGTGCGGCGGCCGACGACCTCGAGGCCGCGGTCCTTCCACTGCTTGCGGGTGTGGGGCCAGGCATCCTCTGCGACGAGGGCCCAGCGGCCGGGGTTGGCCTTGAGCTCGTCGGCGATGCGGTCGACGAAGGTGCGGCGGGCGCGTCCGACGCGCTTGGTGGCGGGGGGCTCGGCCCAGGTGATCTCGGTCATGGCGTTCCTTCTCTCGGTGTGCGCTGCTCAGGCGGCGTTGGGGTCGATGAGTGCGGGGTCCACGCCGAGCAGCTCGGCGACGTTGTCCACGTGCTTGGCGGGGATGGGTCGGCGGCCCTGCTCCCAGTTGGCGAGGGTGGAGTGGTCCACCCCGATCCGGGTGCCGGCCTCGTCGAGGGTGAGGCGTCGGGCGCGGCGCTCGAGGGCGATGATCCGTCCGACTCGCTTGTTGGTGATGGGGGCGATCCCCCTCGTTGCTGTGCTCATGCTGCGAGTCTATGCAACAACTTGAAACAGCGCAAGCCCCCTCGCTGAAACAGCGTGCGGGAATCGTGAAACTCCCGCAATTCCGGGCCAGAATCCGTGTGACAGCCGTGTAATTACATGCGATGGTTTGCGTTACCGGGGCGGTACCGGCGCGCTATCGGACTTTGGTGTTTCCTGCAGAACACTGCGACGCTTGGCGGCATGGAAGGAAACGATGCCCAGCGCTTCGGCGCGATCCTGCAGCACCACCGCGACACGAGGGGGTGGACGATCCCGGAGATGAGCGCCCGCATGGACGTCCGGCCCCGCACCCTCTCCGGCTGGCTGGCCGGGGAGTACCTGCCCACCCCGAAGGCGAGGCCGCGGGTCGAGCAGGCCCTGGGCCTGCGGGTCGGGGCGATCACGTCCCTGCTCCGCGACCCCGAGCTGGGGCTGGAGGACGTGGCGGCGGAGCCGCCGGCGCGGCCGGCGACCCGGGCCGCTGACCTCACGGACGACGAGCTGATGGTGGAGGTGATGCACCGGCTGCGGGACTGGCGCGACTGGACCCGGCAGCGCGAGGCCGCGCCGGAGGAGGCGGTGCGGTCGGAGTTCGACCTGGCCGCGCACGACGACGACCACTGGGCGCACGAGTCCGCCGGGGCCCCCGAGGACTGACCACATACTGGCCGGTAACCTGTGAGTTCGCCGTTAATCCAGCATGTGGAGTGACCCTTTGACAGGGCGTGTTTAAACGACACGCCGGTAATTACCGTGACCTGTCACACGTGGTGACCGAAATGAGACGGGTCTGTCCACCTAGCGTTTAACGCGGGGGCTGTGCGTTGACCCCGGCCGCTCGGGGCCGGGGCGGCCCCCGAGCTAGGGGGCAGTCCAAACATGCGCATCATCCGCCGCCGTCTCCCGGACGGCATCCTCGGCCAGACCGACGGGCACACCATCATCGTGGACGACAGGCTGTCCGCGGCGCAGATGTTCGTCACGGTCCAGCACGAGCTCGTCCACCAGGAGTGGGGCCACACCCGGCACCAGCCCGAGGACATCGAGTCCGACGTCCGGTACGAGACGGCGCGGCGCTGCCTGCCGGTCGAGGCCATGGTCGGGGCCTGCAAGGGCGACACCGAGGCCACCGCCCGCAACCTGGGGGTGACGAAGAAGGTGCTCATGGACCGGGCCGCGACCCTCACGGACGCGGAGGCCGCCCGGGTGGGGTGCCCGTCGTGCCGTGCCTGCCCGGCGATGAAGCACCGCTTCGCGCCGGCCGAGTTCACCCTCGGCGCGTGAGCACCATGTGGGACAATAGAGGGATGAGGCCTTATAATGCCGCGGCCTAGGCTCCGCCCTGGGGAGCACGGGAACATCGCCGCCCGCCGCGACGGCACGGGCTGGACCGCGTCCGCCTACTACCGCCGCGCCGACGGGCAGGTCCGCCGCGCCTCCGCCACCGGCCGCTCCAAGTCCGAGGCCCAGTCGGGGGTGCGGGCGAAGGTCGCGCAGAAGGTCGGCGACCTCGCCGGCCTCGGGCTCACCGCCGAGTCCACCGTCGCCGAGCTCGCCGCCCTCCACCTCACCGCCGAGGAGGCCCGCCGGCCGCCCCTCGCGCCCAATACCATCCGTGAGATACGGAACACGATCGGCCTGCACATCAACCCGCGCCTCGGGGCGCTGACGCTGCGGGAGTGCACGGCCCCGTTCGTGGACGCCGCCGTGACCGCGCTGGCCGCGGAGCACCCGCCGCAGGCGAAGAAGATGCGCTGGGTGCTCTCCTCCATGTTCAAGCGGGCCGTCCGCCTCGGCGCCGTCACAGCATCCCCCGTCGTCGCTGTCCAGGCGGTCCGGGTCGAGCACCCCCCGCCCCGGGCCTTGACACTGGAGGACCTCGCCGCGGTCCGGGCGGCCGTCCGCGCCCAGCCCGTCCCGCGCACGAACCGGCGCGCCGGGGCGTCGGCGGCGGACCTGCTCGAGTACCTCATCGCCACCGGCTGCCGCGCCGCCGAGCCCCTCGGGCTGCACTGGGAGGACGTCCACCTCGACGCGTCCATCCCGTGGGTGCACGTGCACCGGCAGGTCGTCCGGGTCGAGGGCGAGGGGCTGCGGATCACACCGACGAAGGAGCAGGACCGCCGCGCCCTGCCCCTGCCCCCCTTCGCCGTGGCCATGCTCGCCCGCCTCCGGGCCGAGGCGACCGGGGCGCTGGTGTTCCCCAACCGTGACGGCGGCCCCAGGGACCCGCGGGCCATGCGCCGCATCTGGGACAAGGCCCTCGAAGGCACGGAGTGGGAATGGGTGACGCTGAAGGTGCTGCGGAAGACGGTGGCGACGTACCTGTCCGAGGTGGAGGGCTCGGTGCGGGCGGCGGCGCAGCTGGGGCACGCGGACGACCGGGTGACCCGGGCGCACTACATCGAGGCGAAGGTGGTCCCGCTCGAGCTCGGCCGCATCGTGGACCTCGGCGAGACGCCCCTGTCCTGAGACGACGAAAAGGCCCCCCGGATCTCTCCGGGGGGCCTTCGTCCTATCTGGAATGCGTCCCCTGTCCAGAAACACTCCAGTTTGGAGTTGTCCACAGTGCGGTAGGCCGCGGGACCGTGCGGGGCTCGGCGGGTGTTGCATCCCGTCCCGGGCGATACCCGCAGGATCGGCATGAAACCGGGGTGCGGGAGTATGCAGCCCCATACTCTCTTGGTCGGGGGTTCGATTCCCTCCTGGGGCGCTGAATGGCCCGGAATCACGCGGATGCCACGGTTCCGGGCCCGGACCCCACCGGCCAAATCCTCCACTTACTCTCCACTTTGAGTCGCCGGTTACGTGCCCCGGTAGACTGTGACGCATGATGCAGAGGGTGGCCGCTGTGGCGGCATTGGGGGTCCTGCTCGCCGGCTGCGCCGCGGGCCCGACGACGGCAGGGGTGTCGGCATCGTCGTCGGCCTCGGCCGAGCTGACGGCCCGTGCGGAGCTCATCGGCTACGTGTGCGAGTACATGAAGGACCCGGCCGCGACCGTCGGGGGCCTCGGCCGGGACCTCGTGAACCGGGGCAAGTACCCGGACCACGACACGGCTGTCTACTCGGCGCGTGCCGCGATCTCGGAGGGCTGCCCCCAGTACGACGGGCGCTAGGCGACGTTCTCGGAACCGACCGTCACAGCAGGGTCAGACCCGTCGTAGGGGCGGACGAAGAAGTAGTCGTAGTTCCACGTCTCACCCGCCGACGCCTCCAACGAGAGGTACCCGGCCCGGTCGTAGGTCGTGTCCGTGGCGCTGATGACGGTGTTCCCGTTCAGGGCCACGGTGAGGACCCCGGCGGGGGTGATCTTCACCTCGACCGTGTTGTACCCGGCCGTCCAGTAGTTGCTGATCGTCGGGGACGTGATGACCGTGTTGGAACCGCCCCAGCCGCTGATCTTTGACCACTGCGCCCCGGTGTTGCCGATGTAGCAGCGGTAGCCGACGCCGTTGAAGTCCAGCGCCCACCGGAAGTACCAGTAGGTCCCGGCGACCCGCTTGACGGAGGCCTTGAGCGCGAACCCTGCCGGGTGCTGCTTGTCGGCGTACACCGACTGCTGGTTGGCTGGGCCGCCGGTGGGGCACGCGACCTGCCCGACGTGCTGGCCGGGGGCGTCGTCGAGCATGTTCGCCACGGCGTAGCCGCCCCACGCGTGCAGCGGGTAGGTGCTCGTGTAGGGCAGCGCCGCGGTCCCGCGGGCGGGGGTGGCGGTGCGCTCGTCGAGGGTCCATGTGGAAGCGCCGTCGAAGATGCTGGAGAACAGCAGGAGCTGCCCGTCCACCACATAGGGGCGCATGCACGCCTCGTTGTCGGTGACGAGCATGGAGTTGGTCGCGGGCAGCCACGGCCCGGTCGGGGTCGTGGACGTGTAGACCTGGGAGCGCCACACGGGGGTGCTGTTGTCGTAGTCCTCGACGTACATCCAGTACAGCCCGTCGAAGTAGGCCACAGCGGGCGCTGCGAGCACGAGGGGGGTCTCGAATATGCGCACGTCCGGAGCCTGGGTGAGTCCCTGGATGGTGGTGGCGCGCCGGACGCGGATCTCTCCGCGGGTGACCGGGCTCTGCTGGTTGAACATGTAGTAGAGGTAGTAGAGCCCGGAGATGGGGTCGACCATGACGTACGGGTTGCCGACCTTGTAGGTGCCGCTGCTGTACGGGACGACCGTCTCGGCGAGGGTCCAGTTGGTTAGCCCGTCCGAGGACGTGTAGCGGTCCAGCCTGGATGAGGACGCTTCGGCGACGATCATGTGGTAGAGGCCGGTGCTGTCGCGTTTCACATCGGGCCAGCGGTGCGAGCCGGTCAAGATCGCGGCGGACTGCTTGGCCCAGTTCTTCGCGTCGTGGGAGAACGCGATGTAGACGTTCGAGCCTGCGTTGTTCTGCAGGCCGATGTACCCCCAGAAGCGGTACCCGTTCGGAGATGCCGCGTCCGTGCCGTAGTCCAGCAGGCTCAGGGTGTGCGGGCCCGTGGTCGCGCCGGAGAAGTCGGACATCTGCGCGATGACGGTCGGGGAACTGATCGCGGGGTGCGCGACCCGTGCGGACTGGTCGTCGAAGTCGGCCCCGAGTGTCAGGGCGCGGCGCAGGTTCGAGGTCGGGACGACCTGCGCCTTCGCCCCGTAGTACAGGCGCAGGGTCACGGTGGACCCGGCCGCGATGTAGGGGACCTTGACCCACACGCTCGCGGTCAGGTTCGGCAGGGACCAGGACTCGACCCAGTGGTCGAGGACAGTGACGCCGTCTGCGCCCCGGAACTGGATGTCGGATCCGTCGGTGGCGGTTTTGAGGAAGTCGAAGTTGGAGGATGTCAGGGCCACGTTGACGGCGAAGTCGTACTTGGGGTTCGTGCCGGAGTCCGTGACCGTGATGAGGCGGAAGTACCCCCATCCCATCCCGGCTGGGGCGATGCGGGGCACGGACTGGATCTGGGCGACGGCCTGCCGCGCCTGCTGGGCGGTGGTGTCCGTAGCCTTCCCCGCGTACGGAGTGGTCCAATGGGCCGCCGTGTAGGAGGCGCCGGAGGTGTGGGTGGAGTTCGCGGTGACGAAGTTGCCGGTGGGGTCGATGACGGCCTGCCCGGCGGTGTAGTCGGTGTTGGCCGCCCACGGCTTCACAGAACGGCCGACGTCGCCCTCAAGGCTGTTGAGGTTGGTGGCGTTGAGGGCGAGGCCGGAGCCGTTGGTCCAGATGCGTCCCATGCTGGCCTCCTACTTGCTCGGGGTGGCGAGGCGCTGGGCGAGGACGTCCACGACGGTCGAAGGGTCCGGCGCCGGGGCGTCGGGTGCGGGCTCGGCCTTGAGGTAAGACCCGGCCGCGTAGGAGACGATCGCGATGCCCGCCGAGACGAGGGGCTCCCACTTGCCCAGCCCGGCCAGCATCTCCGGGGTGATGCTGTTGACGGCGAAGGTGACGAGGGTGGCCCAGGTGGCGCCGGAGAGGACCTTGGGGGTGGGGCGGAGTGAGGCGGCCATGGGTCAGGCTCCCTTGGTGAGGCGGGCGGCGAGTTCGGTGGCGACGGCCTTGGCGATCGCGGACGGGTCCACCGCGGCGGGCGTCGTCCCGGCGAGGGCGGCCTTGACCGCGCCCGGCACCGCCGCGGCGACGGCGGCGTTGACGGCGACCGGGATGGAGGCCTTGAGCGCGTCCACACTGGCCCTGAGGTTGGCGAAGTTCTGCGGCAGCGCCCCGAGTTCGGTGGCCGGGGTGGTGTGCACGCCCGGGACCGGCTTCCAGTCCGGGCCGAGCTTCGGGATGCCCTGGTTGAGCAGGGCCTCCCCCGCACCCGTGGTGGAGCGGGCCTCCCACCAGATGTCGTCGAGCTTCTGCTGGTTCGTGGCGGTGTGGACGCTGTCGTCCGGGAGCCGGGTGTCTTCGGACATGGGGGCCTCCTAGGCTTTGCCGAACAGTTTGATGAGGAACTGCGCCTCGGGGTCGGTGACGATCGGGGTGACCGTGGATGCAGCGGTGCCGGTGGCGCCGGCGAGGGCGTCCCAGTCGGCCGGGCCGCCGAAGAACACGTCCCCGTCGAGCAGGCCCTGCCAGCCCGGCAGGACCAGGGACGGGGTGAACTGCCAGATGGCCGGGTCTCCGCCGGGGATCGGGGACCGCCCCGCGGGGGGCTGGTAGCCGTAGACGCGCTGGGCGCCGAGGATGTAGGCCGACTCCCACAGGAAGTAGCCCGCGTCGCGCAGGGGCTGGTAGATGCCGTCCGCGATGTTCGTGAAGGGGGCGTACATGCCCACCCCGGCCCCGCGGTCGACCCGCACCGTGTCGAGCCACACCTGCTGCCAGCCGATGTTCCGGGCGTTGCCCGTCTCGTTGTCGAGGGCGTACAGGGTGTTCGCGGGGAGCCTGCCGAGGGTGTCCTCGAGGTGGTGCACCACGGTCAGGAACCACTCGGCCTCCTGCGCCCCCGTGCCGGGGGTGCCGTCGTTCTCGAAGTGGTACAGGATCAGCCGCTTGCCGTTGTCGAGGGCGCCCTTGACCTGCTCGAGCATGTGGGCGTTGCCGGAGTAGACGCCGCCGGAGACGTAGATGCCGACGAAGTCGCACGGCACGACGGAGAGGTCGATGCCGCCCTGGTAGCCGGAGATGTCGATGCCGTACAGGGGCACGGTGCCTCCTAGAGGTGGATGCCGGGGGGGATGTCCGCGGGGGTGATCTCGTGGTCGATGCCGTGGGCGCGGATGATGCCGACGAGGCGGTAGACGAAGGCGACGAGGCGGTCGTTGCGGTCCTCGAGGGCGTCGATGCGCCGCTCGGCGTCGGCCTTCCATTCGCGCAGCTCCTTGAGCTCGGCGCGGAGGGGCTCGACGAGGGAGTCGGTGATGGTGCGGATGAGCTCGGAGCGCTCGGACACGGCGGCGGCCTGTTCGGCGGCGGCGTCGTGCCGGTCGTCGCGGGCGAACTGGCGGCGCTTGCCGAACCAGCCCGCGGCCCCGCCGCCGAGCCCGGACGCGCCGGCGATGATCACGGACCAGAGGGTCTGGTCGGCCCCGTTCATCCTTGGACCTTGGTGATGGCCAGCAGCGCGGTCATGGTGCACGTGTTGGTCGTCTTGATGGTGCCGCGGACGGTCTGCCCGGCGGTGAGGTAGACGTTGGAGCGCTCGACGTCCCACTCCCACAGGCCGTTGCCGGAGCCGCCGGTGTTGACCCGCTCGGCCCACACGGTGGAGCCGTTGCCGATGAGCTTGGCGTTGGACAGGCCCGGGTCGACGTTGAAGTTGGACAGGCGCAGGAAGATCGAGTACACGGCGGTCTCGGTGATGTTGACCTGCCCGGAGAGGGTGCCGGTGTTGTTGCAGAAGGTGTTGTTGAATGTCACCGAGGTCGGGGTGAGGGGGCCGATGTCCCACGGCTGGTTGCCGGTGACGGAGTAGCCGCCGCCGTTGGTCCACTCGGCTGTGCGGACCTTCGTCGGGGAGTGCCACGAGGTCCCGTCGCAGACCTCGATGAGGCCGCCGAGGTCCCCGCGGGAGACGACGAGGCCGTTGGCCTTGGTGAGGGCGTCCCGTTCGGTCTGGGATGCCACGGGGATGACGGCTTGGACGCTGTCGGCCATGGTGGCGAGGTCGCCGGCGAGGTTCCAGGCGTCGGCGTTGACCGGGACGGTGATCTTGTTCGGGCGTGTCTGCGGCACGGGCGGGTCCTATCTGGTCCAGTCGATCGACAGGAGCCCGGAGTCGGGCTGCCGGGTGCGTCCGGTGAAGCCCGCGTAGGTCCCGCCGCTGATGGCGATGCCGCCGCCTGCGAGGAGGTCGGCGGCGAAGGAGGTGGGGAGGGTGTAGACGGTGCCGCCCTGCCACGGCCCGGCGGTCACGGTCGTGGTGGCGGTGCCGAGGGCGACGTTCCCGGCGGGGCGGCCGGAGGAGGTGTGGGTGGAGAGGTTCACGGTGACCGGGGCGTCGGGGGTGCCGGCGCCGTTGCGGGGGCCGAGGGTGAAGCGGATGGCGGTGACGGTGCGGCCGGCGAGCTCGGCCGGGGAGCCGCCGTAGAACCACGCCCCGGTCAGGGGCCCGGACCCGCCGTCGCCCTGGTAGACGTCCGAGGTGCCCTGCCAGCCCCACGCCGAACCGGTCCAGGTGGCGGTGTCGGTGGCGGCGTAGTCCGAGGTGCCCCACGAGGCGAGGGCGGGGGGCGGGTCGATCGGGGAGGCTACCGGGCTCGGGTCGGGGGCGACGGTGACCTTGCCGGTGGCGGTGGGCTGCCCGGCCGCCCACGTCAGGGCGACCGCGTCCCCCACGGTGGGGGTGTAGGCCGAGAGGTAGACGGCGTCGTAGTCGTTCCCGTCCGTGTCCGTCACGGTGATCGTCGGCGACCCCACCGGGACGGCGGACACCGTGGCGGTGGCCGGGCGGGGGGCCGTGCCGAGGCGGCCGACGATCCACGCCTCGGCCTGCCCCTCGGGCCCGGCGACGAAGTCCACCGCGACCGGGTCCCCCTCCACGACGGTGAGGGGGTCGATGATACGGGCCGGGATCGTGGAGCCGTTGACGTTGACCGAGAGCGGGCCGCCCCCGTACGGGGCGACCATGACCCCCTGCAGGCGGGTCACGGCCCGGGGGGCGAGGTTTCGCAGGAGCGGGCCGAACAGGGACACGGTCAGCCTCTCGGGGTCAGGGAGTCGGACGGGTACAGGCTGTCGGACGGGTACAGGGCCCGCGGGGTGCCGGCGGCGGGGATGCCGGGCTGGTTGCGGAGCACGGGCCCGGCGATGCTGTCCAGCACCGACCCGGCCCCGAGGGCCGTGGTGACGTCGCTGTAGGAGCACCGCACCGTCAGCGTCATCCGGTCCACGGACGTGCCGGCGCCGCGCAGCCCCATCTTCACCACCCGGCCCGAGAGGGGCACGGCCATGCCGTTGACGACCGGGTTCGCGACCGTGACCCAGTCCCCCACCTGCAGGTGCGGCATCGGGAGGGCCTCGACGGTCAGGTCGGTGGTCAGGCCCGCGATCTGCGTGTCGCGCATGGTGCGGGCGTAGGCGTTGCACTGGTCCTGCGTGGTCAGCATCGTGGACGAGTAGAACTGCGGGTAGCGCCCGTGCGGGCCCCCGTACCGGAGCGGCCCGGCGGTGATGGACGCGGTGCCGCGGACGGGGACGGACTGGCCGTTGACGGTGGCGGTGCCGTCGGCGACGAAGAAGTTGTACAGGCCCTCGTAGGCCTGGGCGCGGTTGACCCGGACGAGGAGGCCCTCGGGTCCGCCGTACAGCTTCGCGACCGGGTCCGTGGTGGTGAGGGGGTAGACCTCGCACTGGCCGTCGCCGTTCATCCTGACCCCGGCGGTGAGGCGCTTGGCGAGGTCCTGCACGGCGGCCCACCGGTCGCCCTGCTGCTGGTACACCAGCGTCTTGTTCACCGGGGCGTCGGTGACGCCGGCGTCGACGGTGACGGGGACCCGGTCGGCCAGCAGCCGCCGGATCTCCCCCAGCACCGTCGGCGAGTTCCCCTGCGGGGACTCGGGGGCGACGAAGCGGTCGTTGGCGACGACGCGGGCGAGGTCGGACGCGCCGATGCCGATGGTGGCGCCCATGGGGGCCAGCCTCAGCACCGCCCCGGGGACGACGGGGGTGTCCGGGGTGACGGCCCCGGCCTCGGAGACGACATAGGCGGCCCACTCCTCGGACGGGTCGGAGTCGGTGATCCGGTACCAGCCCAGATTCACGGTCCCGGCGCCGCCGACCTCGTACATGACCTGCAGCTTCGCGCCGCCGGAGCCGAGGGGGTCCTCGAGCAGCCATGGGGCGAGCTCCCCGGAGGGGTCCTGCACGGTCAGGTTCATGGACTGGTAGCCGCGGGAGTCGTCCCAGTCCATCGACCAGGCGGAGACCTGCAGGGGGTCGGGCCAGGCGAGCTTCCCGCCGTACCAGGCCCAGACGGTGAGCCGGTCGCCGGTGCGGGAGCCGTGGAGGGCGGCGAGGGTGGGCGCGTCGATCGGGCGGGCCATGGCCGGCTCCTAGAGGTAGGCGTTCACGGTCCCCGTGAAGGTGGGGGTGTTGGACCCGGTGACGGTGATCGAGATGCGGAAGTACGGGGCCTTGACCGTGAAGTTCCGCACCACCGCGACCGGGGCGGTGAGCGGGTCGAAGGCGTCCGACGGTTCGGCGCTGGCCCATGTGGACCCGTCCATGGACCACTGCACCTCGAGGACGAGGGACGGGGACGTGCCGGAGGTGGCGGTGAGGTCGAGGAAGACGCTGAGGGTGTCGCGGTCGCCCACCGGGTACCCGGCCGAGGTGGTCGGGGTGGCGCCGAAGGTGACGGTCCCCGCGAAGAGTCCTTTGGTGATGGGCAAGGTGCGGCTCCTAGGATCCGGTGGGGGACTTGAGGACGTCGAGGTAGGTGTCGCCGTTGCCCGAGTAGGCGGTCTGCGCGGACTGGTAGTCTGACCACACCCCCGCCACGGCCCCGTACGTCCAGATGGGGACGAGGATGGACGCGGTGGGGGCGGCGACCCCGGCCCCGGTCAGCTGCCACTTGGTCAGCGACCCGCCGAAGGCGATGGTGACGGGCTGCTCGACGGCCTTGGGCACGGCCGCGTAGAACAGGCCCGGCACCCCGGCCTCCCGGCCCGTGTTCGGGGGCCGGACGAGGATCGTGGCGGCCTGGGCGAGCAGGTCGCGCAGGTCCGTGGTGGCCTGGGCGGTGTTGGTGAACATGGAGAAGTCCACGCCCGCGGCGGCGAGCCGCTGCCCCCCGATCGCCACCGGGTGCGCGGAGCCGAGGACGGGGATGATGCTGACCGACGAGTCGTACTCGAGGGCCTTGACGGCGGCGGCGGTCAGGTAGGGCATGGACGAGTCGCCGCGGGTTACCGCGAGCGGGATGGCGGAGCCGGGGACGAGGGGGTCCTGGATCCACCAGGTGGGCTTCCCGCCCGCGTCCACCGGCGGGGTCAGGGTCGCGGTGGCGGTGGTGGTGGCGGTGCCGGTGTCGGGGCCGGCGGTGACCTCGAGGTCGTAGGCGACGGTGCGGCCGAGGGGTGCCTCGTAGTCGGTGACGGCGGTGGAGCCGTTGACGGTGAGGCCGCGGGTGCCGCGGACGGCGGCGCGTTCCCCGTCGGCGGTGCGCCACAGGTTGACGGTGTTGTCGGATCCGGCGGTGAGGCCGGTGACGGTGATGGTGATGCGGGGGCAGGGGGCGTCGGTGGCGGTGGCGAGGGTGAGGGTGGCCATGGGGGCTCCTATCCGAGTCCGGGGCGCATGGCGGCGGCGTCGCGGACCGCGGCGCCGATCTCGGCCCGGGCCACGGACTGCACGGTGGCGCGGACCTGCTCGCCGGTGAAGGGGTTCTGCACGTAGACGGTCAGGGCCATGGGCTCGCCTCCCCCGCCGGGGGGGAGCTGGCCGGTGCGGTTGATGTAGTCCAGCGCCGGGGCGCCGACGCGGGACGCGGCGGTGGCGTTGACGGTGAACTCGCCCGGGGACAGCATGGTTGGGATCGTGTCTGTGCCCCTCGCGTACCGGGACGCGGACCCGCCGGAGGCGAAGTAGGCGGGGCCGGTGCCGGCCCAGCCGCCGTGCGCGTTGGCGTGCACCATGCCGCCGCCGGCGGTGCCGGGGGCGTTCTCCCCGCCGCCGGTGTTGACGGTGGTGATGGTGACGGTCTTGTCGTGGATGGCCGCGATGGCGGCCTGCACCCGGGCGAGGGCCGCCTCGGCCGCGGCTGTGTCGGCCTCGATCTTCGTGGGCGGCACGGAGGCGGGGATCTGCAGGATCTTGTCGATGTACTGTGTGACCGCGTCCCGGTCCACGCCGTGCGCGACCGCGTTGTCGATGATCTGCTGGCGCATCTTCTCCATCTGCGCCTTCGCCTGCCCGGTCGCGTTGTCCATGCCGCCGTTGGCCTCGATGACCTGCTCGAGGGCGGAGACCTGGGAGTTGAGCTGGCCGCGCAGGGCCACCGACGCCGCCGACATGTCGCCGATGTTGTTGGTGGTGAAGTGGATGGTCTTGCCGACCTTGTCCACGTGCGTGCCCATGTTGGCCAGCTGCGAGTCGAAGGCGTTCTGCGCCTGCGCCGCGGAGAGGGCCTTGCCGTTGAGCCCGTCGAGGGTGGTCTTGAGGATGCCTGCCGCGTCGTTCTCCAGCTGCATCTTGACCATGGCCTGCTGGGCGGCGTCGGCCTGCTTCTGCTGGGCGTCCGTGGCCGTGTCGATGGCCGCGGAGGTGGTCCCGAGCACGTCGGCGGCGTTCTGCGAGGCGTAGGCCTTGTCGATGTCCGCCTGCGTGGCCTGCTTGGACACGGCCGCGTACTGCTGGTTGACGTGCAGCTGCTGCTGGATCGCCTGCGCGGTCTGGTTCATGGCCGGGCCGAGGAGGTCCGCGGCGGCCTTCTGGTCGAGGATGGACTGCTGGATCTTGAGCCCGGAGACCTTCGCGTTGGCCGCGGCCGTGCTGTACTTGTCGTTGGCCTGGTTGATGGCGTCCTGCACGATGTGCAGCGCGTCCGCGTTGCCCGTGACGGCCTGGGTGAGGGTGTCGTAGCCGAGGCCGAGCTTGCCGAGGGCGTCGTACGCCCCGGCCTGGGCGAGGTTGTGCTCGGCCAGCTTCGTGGTGTTCTCGCCGATGGCGTTGTTGTCCCGCTCGAGCGCATCCGCGTAGGCGTTAGCGGACGGGATGGCCTGCTGCTGCGAGGCGGCCGAGGACATGAAGCCGATCGCCAGCCCGGCCAGTGCCGCGGTGAGGATCCCGACGACCGGGATGGCGAGGTTGGCGGAGATCCCGAAGAGGGTCATGGCGCCCTCCGCGCCCGCGACCTCGGTGCCGAAGGTCGCCACGGCCGCGCCGGCGAGCTTGAACGTGGTGGGCATGATGAGGGCGGTCTGCACGAGCCCGGCGAGGACCGGCAGGGGCAGGGCGTTCAGGACGTCGGAGATGCCGGAGAGGACGGCGACGACGCCGGGGCCGAGCGGGGCGAATGCGGCGAGGATGTTCCCGGCCAGAGTCACGAGGGACTCCAGCAGGTGCAGCACGCCGGGCATCTGCGCGGTCGCGTAGGCGACGAACTGGGAGAAGCCGTTGTCCGCGGTCAGGCCCGCGAGCCAGCCCACGAACTGCTGCAGGGCCTCCGACCCGGCCGTGATGAGGGGCTGCATGTTCTCCAGCCCGGTCAGGAGCCCGTCCACGACGCTGCGGCCCATGTTGCCCAGAGCCTGTGCGCCCTCGCCGACGAGCTGGTTGAGGACGGGCATGGCCCGGTTCACATCCTCGGCGGCGCCGGAGAACTGGGCGAGGAACTGCTGCGCGGCGGTCTGCTCGAGCTGGTCGAGGCCGGTCTTGAGCATGGCGAGCTGGTCGGTGTACACCTGCCCGGTGACCGTGCCCTGGGACATCTCGTCCTTGATGCCCGCGATGGCGGCGGCACCGGCCGCGCCCATGATGGTCAGCGAGGTTCCCATGCCGACCGCGGCGGCCGCGATCGAGTCGGCGCCGGCGAGCAGCAGCGGGGAGGCGGCGAGGAATGCCTGGATCCACGAGAACTGGGACTTCCTCGCGTCCGCGTTCTGCTTCGTGGAGGAGGTGTCCCGGTCCGTCGCGGCGGCGCTGCCGTCAGTGGCGGCGGCGGCGGCGCGTTCGGCCTCGGTCGCGTCGCGGACGGCCTGCTGCCGGGCCTGCAGGGCCCGGTCGTACCGGTCCTCCGCCGCGATGAGGGCGTTCTGGGCGCGGAGGCGCTGCTGCTCCGTCGCCCCGCCGCGGGTGTTGGCGTCGTCGAGGTTGAGCTGGGCGATGCGGAGGCGGTTCTCCGCCATCTCCAGCTCGCGGAGCCCGGCGATCGCCTCGGCCGTGTTCGCGTGGACATCGACGTTGACGTTGCGCCCGTCGAGCCGGTCGGCCTGCTCCCCCGCCGTCCGCATCCCCCGCTCGAAGTCGTCGGCGTTGAGGGTCAGGCGGGCGTTGATGGAGCCTACGGTGGTGGGACCCTCACTGGACACGGCGGGTTTCCTCTCAGGAGAACAGGGGCGGCGCCTCGGGCTCGGGCTCCGGGGGCCGGGTGGCCCGGTACAGGCGGGAGTCGCAGGCGAGGAGCCCCTCGACCAGGTCGCGGAACTCCGCCCACGTCATGGGCGGGCGGGCCCGGAGCCTGATGCCGTAGTGCTCGGCGAAGTCGGCTACGAGGAGCGGCCAGTGTCCGAGGATCGCTTCCCACGTGACGGCGTGGCCTTCGCCGGGGTCTTCCTCGTACCATTCCCAGAGGCCGGTGGCGGCGTCGTAGTCGCCCCGTCCGTGGGGGTCGTCCGGGCCGCCTCGTACGCCTGCCTGAGGACCTTGATGAGTTCCAGCGGCGCTTTTGGGTCGCGCCACGCCTCTTCGGCTGCGGAGCGCCCGAACTTCCATTCGGCGAGGGCGACCATGGTGACGCGCTGGATGAGCTCGGGGGACGCGCCGGCCTGTGCGAGTTCGGTGAGGACGTCGCCGAGGAGCTCGGCGGCGAGCTCGCCGGGGGTGATGCCTTCGGTGATGCGTGCCTGCAGGGCGAGGCCCTGCTCGAAGCTGATGACGGGCAGGGTGTACTCCCTGCCGCGGAGCGGGAGGACGATGGGGCCCTCGATCTCCTCGAGCGGTGCGAAGCCCATGGGTGGTGGTTCCTTCTGTGGTGGTCCGGTGTGGTTCCTGGGGGTGGCGCCCTCCCCGCCGCGGAACCACCGCACGGCGGGGAGGGGGTCTGGGGGCTAGGGCCTAGCCGCGGGTGTAGGCGAAGCTGGCCGAGGTGCCGGCGCCGTTCGTGACCGTGATCGGGGCCGACCCGGCCGTGCCGGCGGGGACGAGGGCCTCGATGGTGGAGTCGGAGATGACGTCGATGGACGTGGCCGCGGTGCCGCCGAACTTGACCCCGGCGGCGGTCGCGCCGGTGAAGTACGCGCCCGAGATCCGCACCATGGCACCAGCGGCCGCGCCGGTGGGGGTGGCGGAGATGATGACGGGGACGGCCGGGGACGTGGCCGGGTTCGTGATCGGGGACACGACGCCGTCGGCGGTGAAGGTGACGGTGATCTCCTCGATGTCCGACACGCCCGTCTTGGACGCCTGCCAGTCCACGAGGAAGTACCCGCTGTACGCCTCGGAGGCGCCGTTGCGGTCGTACCAGCGCACGTAGATGCGGGCGGAGGTGCCGAACTGGAAGCGGGTCTGGCGGACCTGCTCCTGGCCGGGGTCGAACGCCCCGCCGGAGGTGAGGACGCGCTGGGCCTTGACGACGATCTTGACGCCGGTGAGGGTCTTCTCGAAGGCGGCGAAGCCGTTGGAGTCGTAGTTGTCGGCGGCCTGCAGGGTGGGGGTCTCGGAGGAGTTGAGGTCCTGGATGCCCTTGAAGGGGAGCCAGGTGCTGTTGTCGGTGGAGACGTCGAGCTTGAAGCGGCGTGCGAGGGCGACGGTCATGGTGGGTGCCTCCGTGGGGCTGTTCCGGGCAAATGGAAGAGCCCCAGCCGGGAGGCGTGGGGCTCAGAGGGGGTTATATGGAGTTGTGCGGGCCCATACGGCCCGTGGTGCTAGTCCCAGCCGCCGGCGGGGCGGTTGGCCGTCGCGGCGACGTCGAGGTCGAGGACGTACCGGTCGATCCGGGTCCACCGGCGGGCCGGGTCCTGCCCGTTGCCGATGCTGTTCTGCCGCAGGCACTGGATCACATGCGTGGACCCGAGGGTGAGGTCGCGGGCGCCGTGGAGCAGGTCGAACACGGCATCGCCGAGGTCGTCCACATCCAGAGGGTCGCCGGGGACGCCGCGGAAGTAGAACTGCACGAGCCACTGCCCCAAAGGGATCACGGCCGCGTCCGTCAATGGCACGACCATCATCATGATCACCCGGTCAGGGGACGGCGGCGAGTCGTGGAAGGTGATGGCCGTCTCCCCCGCCGCATACGGGGTCCCGTCGGCACGGTAGGTGCCGATGCCGGAGCCCGCGATCGTGGACGCGAGGCCCGTGAGCAGGTCGCGGGTACTGGTGGCCATGGTCCGCCCATTCTAGTCGTAGTGCTTTGCGAGTTCCTCGGTGACGATCTGCAGCACCTTGGGGGTCTCCTGCACGAGGGAGGTCACGAGGTAGAACGACTGCCCCACCTCATGGCGGAGGGCCTTGCCGTGGTGGGAGACGCCGTACTCCTGGTAGCGGGCGTAGGGCCCGGGGAAGTAGACCTCGGCGCCGTCGTCGTGGACCTTGACCTCGGCCGAGGCGGCGAGGTGGCCGGTCTCGACGGGGGCCTTGGCGACGGCGGCCTCGTGGAGGTGCTGCATGCCCTTCTGGGCGGCGTCGGGGATGGCGGCGATGACGTCGGCGGTGACCTGCTGCAGGTGGATCGCGAACTCGCCCACAGTGTGTCTCCTAGGTGAGGTAGACGACGGTGTGCTCGGGCAGGCCGAGGCCGGGGGCGTCGAGCTGGTTGGTCGTGATGACCTGCGCAGCCCGGTCCGCCGGCGGCCACAGGGCCGACTCCGGGTACACCGCATCCGAGGGGTAGATCGCCGGGGCGGGCTGGGTGACCCGGCTGTCCGGGGTGAACCGCCACGCATCCGCCACCGCGCAGTAGACGCGGGTGGAGGAGACGACCTGCTCCCCCGTCCCCGAGCGGACGAGCTGGGTGGAGGAGTCGAGGTAGCAGGTGACCGTGGCGGGGGCCTCGTACACGGGCCCGTTCGCACCGGCCCCGGCGTAGGTCTCCACCGTGACGGTGTGGACGAAGAAGTCCTCGATACCGCCGCTCATCCGACGATCCACGGGCCGTAGGTGTTCACCCCGGCGGCGCGGAGGATCCGGGCCGCCTCGGGGACGAGGTTCTCCACCGAGTCCATCCTCGCCGCGAGGACGGCGGGGTTGACGGCGGCGGCGGTGTCGTAGTCCAGCGACGCGGACCCGATCTTCTTCCCCCGCAGCACCCCGGCCGTGGGCAGGGCGCCGGCGGCGGGGTCGATGCCGTTGGCGGCCCAGTAGGCGGCCTGGGCGCAGGTCGCGTCGTTGAACGCCTGCAGCGTGCCCGCGTCGGTGGGGAGGCCGGTGGTGTCGGCGGCGTAGAACGCCGAGGCCGTCGCGTCGCGCACCAGCAGGGACGCCGAACGGAGCAGGCTGGTGGCGTTGGCGGGGGCCGTGGTGCCGGTCCACGCGGCGAGGTCGCCACTGGTGGCGTAGACGAGCGTCACGGGGTCCTCCTGCTACTTGGTGCGGGGCTTGGCCACGGCGGCGGCCTCGGCCTCGATCTCACGGCGGAGGGCGAGGCGCTCCCGCTCGAGCTTGATCTCGGCCAGGTTCGGCACGACGTTGGGGTCGGGGGCGCCGAACAGCTGGGGGTGGGCGGCGCGGGCCTCGTCCTCGTCGATGACGGCCCACCCGGGCAGGGGGTACAGCTGGCCGTTGTCGGAGCGCTGGGTGAGGTACTTCTCGTAGTCGGCCTCGGTGACGGAGTGGACGACGCCGTAGGCGTTGCGGACGTAGACGGCCATGGGTGGTCCTCCTGGGACTTCCGGGTGGGTGTGGTTCGGGGGTGATTGCACAGGGGTTCCGCTGCCGGAACCCCTGTGCAATCGGGACTGCTAGGAGAGGACGACGAACGCCTTCTCGTCGCGCAGCTTCGCCGTGCCGTACAGGACGTCGGTCGTGCACTGCACGCCGAGGTTGTCCGCGTTGTAGGACAGCGAGACGCGCAGCACGAGGCCCGACTTGGGGTCCGTGACCGAGGCCTGGGCGACGCCGGTGCCGACGGGGGCGTCGGGCAGGCGGCGGGAGGCCAGGATCATCGCGCCCGGGTCGAACGCGAGGCACTTGGTCGAGTTCGGGGTGCCGGCGACGACGGGGACGAGCTGGGACTCGTGCACCTTGAGGCCGTACAGGTCCGAGGAGACGAGGCCGGCCTCGATGTCGCCGCGGGCGCCGTTGTTGAACGCGAAGAACGACGCGAGCGAGGAGTCGCCGAGCAGCGACGCCGTGTCCTTGGTCGAGATGACGAGGTGGCGGTTGCCGCGGGGGATCTTCTTGTCGGTGAAGGTCTTGTTCGCGGTCCGCAGCACCGACGCGGCGAGGTCCGTGCCCGAGGTGCCGATCGGCGTGGTGGAGAACGCCGAGTAGAGCGCGAAGAGGTCCGTCTCGACCTGCTCGGCCAGGGCCGGGATCGCGGCGGCCATGTAGGCCTGCATCGCGATCGGGTTGGCCTGGGCGCGGGCGAAGTCCTCGATGACGAAGGAGACTTCCTTGTGCTTGTTCAGCGTGACCGTGGTGTCGGTCGAGGTCGGGGTCTGCTTCGTGACGGCCGTGTTGGCGGCCTTGTCGTTCGCCACGAACGTGCCCGGGTAGGGGATGTGCAGCTTGGACCCGACGGAGAAGGCGCCGGTGATGTCGGTGTCCTTCGTCACGAGGGGGGCGAGGACGATGTTGTTGCGGAGCACCTCGAGGGCCGTGTTGGCCCAGATCTCCGGGATGAACGGCGTGGCCGTGGTGTTGGTGATGTTCGCCATGGTTGGCTAGCTCCTAGGCTGTGATGCGCCCGTGGGTGAGGGCGTCGAGGATGTCCGCCTTGTTCGCCTGGAAGAACTCCGGCGAGGCGATCTGTGCGCGGGTGAAGGTGCGGCCGCCGGCACTTCCGGTGCTGGTGAAGTCCGCTCCGCCGACGGGCGCCGCCTGGGCTGCCTTGAGGCGTGGGTTCTGGGTGAGGTGCTCGCCGATGAGCGCATCC